TCGGTCAAGAAGAACGTGAAAGTACGTTTCCCTCGAAAAAGTGTAACAGACAAGAGTTTGCCACTTACCCCTTGGGGCAAGTAACCCAATAGTTCCTCCTCGTTGATGTCCTCGAAACAAAAATCAAACTGTTTGGCAGCAATGGGAGTATCTGATATGGTGAGCGTTTCGGTCATGTCCTTGTCATCGCGTTGAATAACATACTGCGTGGCACACTGCCCCGTTTCACCGGGAAGAACAATATACTGCAAATCAAGTTGAAAGTTATGTGGCACCAAACGCTCCGCGTGCGTGGTGAGAAAATGCGATTGCAAGAACAGCTCGCAGTTTGTCCTTAGCATTTGCAGTTTACAGTAAACCAGAGTAAACTCGCCCAAAGTATAATCGATGCGGTCCACCTGCATACGGAAACTGCACGTGGCATGCACCAGCTGCTTTGCCTCCATGTAGTTCTCAATAATGCTACGCAAATCATAGATGCTCACCTTTCCCCCATGGGCATAAAGCGTGGTGGAAAAAAAGGGCGACTGACTGCGATTGAGATATATAGCCAAATACACGGAACTACCTTGAAAGTCTGACATTTCGAATACATCGGGAATGCTCGAAGTAAAACAGTATGTCTGCGGATTAAAGTTGAAATTCATAAGCGTTGAAAGAAAAAGCTAGGGAACGTGATAACCCTCGCAATATCGCACAAACCTCGGGTTACGGAAAAGACCGCCCTTTCGGGCGATCCTTTCTTTCAGCTTCAAGCCGTAGCATTGGCTCTCTTGCGTGTAGTGCGCTTGGCGGCAGGCTTTCTCGTGCGCTTGGGTGTGGTGGTAGGAGCGGCAGAGGCGGGCTGCATGGGAGCAGGGGCAGAACCCTCGGGGGCGGTGGCGGGCGCCTTGCTTCGTGCAATCTCGTGGCTGACGCGGCAGAGGCAATTATCGGAGATGTTCAGCCCCGTGCGCTTTTTCAGGAGGAAGGCATAGCGCATAGCCTTGTAAGGACTTTTGCAGTAGACGCGAGAAGTATTGTCACCGCTGATTGATACGACCCAGATGTGGGCTGTGGCTTCACTGATTTTACCACTGGTGATGAGGATAAGATTGAGAGCTTTCATTTTCTTGTAAGATTTTATGTGTGTGAACGATGTGGATTTATTGGAAGAGGTAAACTTCGATGTAAGAGATGTTGATCATGCTGTCAGCAGCAAGATTTTCAGCCATGGCGGTAGCTTCTGCATAGCTGTCAGCCTCGACTTCATATTCGGCATATTCGCCTTCTTCTCCATTAACCACCACCTGATAGATGTCGTGGGGGAAGGAAACTCTGCGCTTGCGATTGAAACCCATTGAAACGAACTCGGAATGTACAGCAGTGTGTGTCATGATAATTTATACTTTTGAAGATTTTTTACTTGAGAAGGGGCATCGGGGTGCTCCCTTGATTTTTACGTGCAATTAAGGGCATGAAGTCATTAGGCTTGGAGGACAAGGGATAGCGCAAAAAATTTTCACCCTTCACGGGCTTGGAAAAAGTGCAGAGGAACGAACATCTTTTTCTGAAAAATTTTTGTGATAAGAGAAACGCGCCCTTGCTGCAAAGCCGCTTCATGCCAACTTTGCACAGGAAAAATAATGGGAGCACCTTGCTGCCCCTTGTAAAAAATGGACGATAGTATAAATATGACACACACTGCCCATTCCGAGTGCGTCAATGGAGTGGAAATCGTAGCAGAGGAGACGACCCCACGACATCTGTCAGGTGGTGATAAACCCGAAGAAGGCATGCCGGATATGTTTGTCGGGGCAAGCTATGCCGGAGCTACTGCCATTGCCCAAAATCTCTGCTGACTGCATGATGAACATTTCATCGAAACCAAGCTCTTCAAATCCACATCGTCACACACTTAAAATCTAAGAAAATGAGAGAAAGCGACCATCTTATCCTCATTGCCAGTGGTAAAATCTGAGCAAAAGCCACCCACATCTGGCTCGTATCAATGAGCGGTGACAATGCTGCGAATACTGCAAAAGTCTAAGGCTATGCGCTCTGCCTTCCGACAAAGCGCACGGGGCGACCAAGAACATTTCCGATAATACTTCCTGCCGTGTCACGAGATTGCCGAAGCAAGGCGCTTGCCACCGCCCCACATCTAAACCCTACCCATGTAGTCCACTTCTCCCACTCCTCCACACCCAAGCGCACGAAAAAGCCGCCATGCGCACAGCAAGAGAGCCAATGCGCACGGCGGCTGAAAGAAAGGATTGCCCGAAAGGGTGGGCTTTAATATAAATAAAGGGAATGCAATGATAATCACTACATTCCCAGTCATCTTTTTTATAGTGCAGACATCGCGACCTGCCGATGTGGGCACTTTTAGTACTGCAAAATTACAGATAAGTCTGTTTCTATGCAAATTTATAAGGAAAAATTTGTGTTTTCATTTATGATTCGCATAGTTTCGGAGTTGCGTGACTCGGCAAACAACGCCCTTAAATCTTGTCTCAATTCAGTTTCACGGTTGTGAGAAATGCACCCCAATAGATAAAGCACAATCTTTATAATACCATTTACATTGTGTCTATCACTACCAGAAATATTTCCCGCAGGTCCATTCTTAATGCCACGAGGTAAATGAAGATTATAAAGGTAAGCTCCATGTGCACAAGTGTTTCGAGCCACACGTATAGTTTCTAAGTAATTTACAAAGATGCCGATAGTACAATTGAACTCGTTTGCTATTTGTCTCTTCAAGTTCCTATCGTTCAGATGATTGTACAGAGAAACTATATTTTCCATTGTCATAAATTCTAATGTCTTCCATGCTGGCGCATAAGTATCTTCAGGGTATTTTTGATGATGGCGCACTATAGCAGGAGAATCCTTAATCGTTTTATAAACTTTGTTGGCAAAGGATTGAATATAGTTGTCATCGACAGCCAATGGACTAACGAACCAAAATGGATCTTCATCATAATACATGGAACCCATGTAAGTAATTCTTGTACGAATATTTACTTCTATTCGAGTAAGAGCACTTAGCAACAGCTTACGTAAATCATAATCAAAATAGTAGAGCTGCACGATGCTCTCAAACAACGTTCCTTCTCGGAACTCGTGAGTTCGATTACTTAAACGAGGATATGTCTTCTCGAAAGGAAATGTATAAAATCCAAGGCGATAATAACCAATATCGAATAGAATCTCTTTTGCTTTTTCTTCGTCTTGTACTATAATGCCACGTTCCTCGAGGCGCTTTATTTGTGCTTGCAGGCTTAACGCTTTCTTCATTGTTTTCTATTTTGATTGCAAATTTACATATTTACTATGGATTTACCATCTTGTTATAAATGTTATCTCACTCCACCAATAGCAACTCCATAAAAATCATGCTGTGGGAATTTCTCACACCCAATATACAGCGTATCAAACGCATCTGTGCCATCGGTACGATGCTCCAACAAGTCCTCCTCTGATTCGGGATTTTTCTCTGTGGACTTGTTTTTGCGGAAACCGTTTCTTCCACGCTCTACACCTGCCGATTGCACCGCAAGAATAAGATCATCGTTGTTTTGACGATTGAAATAAGGCATCAAGCGTTGCTTACCAGCAAATCCTTGGTTGATGAGCAAGTACTTTTCATCATGTCGCATGGGGTTGCCAAGATACACATCTTGCACACTCCAACCATGACGTTCAAACTCATGCACAACTACCCAATGAAAGTCCTGGTCGTTCACGGCATAGTTAGAGCCAAGAGCGGTGGCATCATAGTAATAGATGACACTGTGGTTGGCATGAGGCGCATAGTAAATGCAAAAGTCTGCAATGAGCGCAGGGATTTTGCGCTCAAATTTCACGTAAAAGGACTTCAAGATGTTTAGGCGGTTGCCGCGAGGCTGACCGCACACAATCCAATTGATATTGGCATTGTAGTCCATGCCAATACAAAGCGGAGCCATTGGGTCGAGATCCGCATCAGTGCGGCAGTCAAGAGACGAGTGAAGCGAGGAAAAGTTGCTCAGCGAGCGTATGGAATATCGCTCCTGCTGCGCCTCTTCAATAATGCGGTCATAGCCCAAACTATCCAAATACCCAAAATCCGAAGCATCATACTTGTGCCACTCCTGCATAGAAGAGTAAAAGCCATCATGCGAAATGCCAATTTTTTGGCAGAGAATAGAGGTCTGGAACGTCTTGGGTGTAAGGTCGCGCTTCATCTGACGAATATACTCCTCACCGAGCAACTGCAAGTTTTCGAGAGTGGAGTATTCCTTGTAGTAAACAGCCACCGATCGCATCTTGTTCAGCGATTGGTCGAGCCATTTTAGATAGCTCGGCAAGTAAGCTGGCACAGCTTGATGTGCCGCTTTCAAATCAGCAATTCGCTGTTTGGTTTGCCAAATCTTATAGATCGTTCCTTTGATAGTATCAATCAGTTCCTTATCCATCTTCTGCTCATAGTGCAGGAACCACGAGCCCTTCGTGGTCTGCGGCATATCACTCAAAACCATCATCGAATGGTTAAACGAGTGATGCCCGAAGTACGAGCGAATGCCACCATTGGCAGGCAGCGTTTCATCTTTCAGCTTGTCATAATCAATGAACTTGGCTTCATCAATCAGGAGCCAAGAAAGCGTCAGCGAGTTCGACGAGCCAGGGCGGTCTTGACTAATGATAATGGCGACAGAGCCATTATAGAAAGTCACCACATGCTCATAATCCGCAGGTTCCGTGATAGGCTTAGAGAACGACCGAGGCGGTTTGCGTCCCACCACATAATGCACACCTTTGATGTAGCCCCACCGTTTCCAAGCAGCAAACAGACCGGGAAGCGTATTGGTCAATCCATGTTTGAAAGTAGGCACAACAATTCCCCCTGTGCTTCCCGGCATACGCTGCATATTGCGCAGCACAAAAGGCGAGGCGATAGAGTCCGTCTTACCCGTGCGTCGCCCAGCCACAATCACGGTGGTTTTGGCACCGATGTATTGTGTCAAAAGCTGCGGTTTGTTGAAGTACACGCGGTTGGCGTGTGTCTTCTTTTCTTCGTCCCATAATGACGTATCCACACTATTCTTCTCCTTGTCCATCATCTTCCTCCTTAAAGATTTCGTCCAACGGCAAATCAGCCTCTTCATATTCCACATTCTCCGTATCGGGGTGCGTATCGCTTAACTCACGTGTGAGTTTACGAATACGCTCATCAATATTCGGCACAGGATTAATCCCCACCACACGCGGGTCCGTGGTGGGAAAGAAAGGTTGCACCACAATCATGTGGTACGGCACACTTTGCTCATCCTCAATATCAATGCGGTTAAACTTGGCATACGAAGTAGCCGCCTTCTCCATCGTCTTCGTATCCTTACGTTTCTTCGCCATTTGGTACGTTTCGAGAATCATCTCGTTATAGCGCCATCGATGAAAATCACGTGAAGCCTCGCCCATATTGGGCAGAATGGCTTTCACGATTTTCAAG